CAGTTGATCATCCTGTTTGCTTTGGAACTTTATGGTGCCTGTGTACACATCCAGCAACATTTGAAAAGTGGTTGAAAAGTTTGGCCTTAACACTTCACTGCTGTAGTATTCTGCAATGCCTGCTGTGTCACCAGGGGGACCATAGATGTCAGGAATGGTTAGTGAACGACTGGGCAGAGGCTTGGAATACACACTGTCCACGATGTTTACATCTCCGCGAGCTCCGGCATTGTCATCTACGTACACAGCTTCTTCGTAGTTGCCCTGTGCACGAGTTATGCTGTAGCTGGCTGGCTGTGCAAGTAAAAATTCTGTGTCTTCGCTGGACACAACCACTTTCACTCGTCCCTTGAGGGGTGCAATGATTTCCATGCTTTTTTCCAGCAACAGAGCGTTGCCTTCTTGATCAACCATTCTAAAAATAAACTGGCTGCCAGTGATATTAACTGGTTTTTGATCTTGATTAATAAATTCAAATAGTAAAACATTGTCAACTCCGCGGTTGACAGTTAGTGATTTTGCATACACGGGTTCATACCTCGCTGTGAAATAACTTCCGTTGGTTTCAACCAAAAGTACACGGGCTTTTTGCTGGTATAAGTATGCTATGGTTGAATACATAAGGATCTCCGAATAATATTTATGGGCAGAGAATTTTTTGACAAGCTGGCGGAAAAATACCCATTTATCACTTTGTGCGTGTACGCAGATGCAGAATACGTTGGTGTTGTGCAAAATCGTGATGAAACTATAACAACTATCTACGATTTTGGTGCTTTAATATCACAGGATCAAAAGCAGAAGTTTATAGAACTAGCCAATATTTGGTGGTGGGAAAGCAATCGCAGTATCCCAATTAACATTTTTTTGCGCGGAGACTGGGACGAGTTTCGTTATTGTTTACGCACATTCATGAACCGAGATCTAAGCATAATCCATGGTCCTATCTGTAGTCTCAATGATATCAGTAAAAAACGCATGAAGCGCAAGAGCATCACTCTAGTGCGCAGAGTTGACTAGATTCATGTGCAGGGCCACAAGCAGAGCATAGCTTATTGCATGTGACTTTTTGAATGTGTATCCATCAGCAGAAGTGCTCCAAATCTGCTCACTGATATCGTACCATGATCTACCCACCAAGTGACGTTTTCCAGGACGTATCAACGACAAGAACATGGCCATTCTAGGCACTGTGTCCACAGGCTCAGGCATGCGCTGAATCAAATCGTAATGGTTATTGATGTGCACAATTTGTGCCACAAACTCTGGCTCCTGTAGTCTTGCCCAAGGAGGCTCGGTTGCCAGCAGTTGATCATAATGATCTTGATCTCGAATCAACTGATACACTGACATGTTCAACAGGTCCAATTTAAAGTATCCTCGTTCTTCTGCTTCTCTAAAATCAAAAGCAGCACAATCGTGAATGGGGTCATAGGGTATGGGAGTAACATACACTCCAGAATTATGACGACGCGGCTTGTCATCCTGTTCCTGACGAGCAGCAATATGGGTGATCAAATTTAACACCTGTGTTCGATCGGCTAGATCAATGTCAATGTCTGGTTTTTTCATGTATGATTTTCAGTAGAGTTCGTCCGGCCACACTGGATATTACTACAGTACGAGCCTGATTGTCAACCAGCACACGCTGTGCATGATCTGAGTGGAACACATCTGGATTGTCTAATAACCAATTCAAGGCTTGACATTGCGCTTGATATCTTTGATCATGATCCAGTATGCTGTCAAACTGTTGCAAGGATTCGGGCAATAGACATCGTGCTGTGTGAAACCCCGAGCTTTCAAACAGAGCATGCAGATTGGCGCCACCAAAAGGCATGGCCCAGCGACCATGCATGAAGCACTTGAGACTTTTTTCAGTAAAACTCAAAATATTGTTCTGCCAAGTGGACTCTGGATACACAATCACAGCATGATTTCTAAAAGAGGAAAAAAATCTATCATAGAAGTGTATGTGTCCAAACCTACCGTTGATGCCTGCAGGCAACTGAGGCCAACGTTGCTCTGGTGGATGATCATTGTGCTTGCGATTGGTGTATAGATCATTACATTGAATTCTAAACGCAGTGTCATATTCATCTTCATGCCAGCAAAATTTAGTATCACTGGTCACATTATTTTGTATTTCATTGTGCTGAGTCAATCGAGGCACATGCTGAATCAACATGCGACGAATATGTTCTCGCCAGCTGCGATTTCTACCGTTAATGTATATCATGCTGCCAGTTACAGGAGTTGGCATAGCAAACTCAAGACTACAAGCATACATGGGTTCAATATAATAACGACGATGGTAATTCCAACTGATCATGGTGTTAACAATTCTTGTGCCTATGCCAGCATGAGCTGCATGCTGTGGATGTAACACACTGTTACAGGCCAACACACAATTGCTGTGTTTATCAAGCATATGATATATGGCTTCAGTGCCTCGGCCAAATGCTTCGTCTGCATTGTCTAGCACAACCAAATCAAAATCCAACACAGGCCAATCTTGACTTTCTGGCATGCTGATAAAAAGAATATTGAATGCATCCGCACTGGGTTCTCCGTAGGCAACATCAGGAGTGAGTTCATAATCATGCTGCCATTGAAATTCAGCAATCAAGTAGTCAAAAATATCTTGCCCAAATAGATCCCGTTTGGGTGCTTGAATTCTAACTTTCATTGTTCACTGCTCCATTTGAGAGCAAAGAAACTGGCAAATGAAGCATCTTGAAATTTAAAATGCAGTTGATTCTGTTTGTGCATGAAAGACCACTCGTAGTCGCTGCCAAGATGCAGTCCTTGCAAGCGACACCAGTGACTTAGTTGAACACCAAACTGTGCACGCCAACCCAGATCCTGACTGTGAAATTTGGCAAGATCAATTTTTACCAGAGTCACAGTCCAGCCTCTTTAAGAATGTGCTTGCACCATTCTACGTCAGCAGGGAAAGTTTCAAACTTACGATTCCAATAATCAGGGTCAACATAAGGAAGAACAAGGGCCAGGCTATCCGGCACAAGCGTGTCCAACCAATCAACACCACTTCTGCAATTGTACACAATCCAAGGACTAACCCTGCCAGTGGTAATATGATGGCAGATGCGGTTAACATTGCCATACCTAAAGTAATGGCTATAATGAGCAAGCCCAGTATTTCCGCTAGCATACTCTTCCATTTCTCGTAATGCTCGCTCCAGTGCATCTTGAACTGGTTCCAATCTAATATGTTCATTTAACCACTCCGTGTAATAGCTGTCTCTACACCAATAATCAATTCTACGATTGTTTTTTAACAACCATTCCATGAACAGCAAGGGATTGATCACTCGCGTGTCCACACAGTAACGACCAAACTTCACAAATGCTCGATAGTAATTGCTGCCGGCAAAGTCCTCAAATGTTTTCAAGCGAGCGCTGCCCTGCTGATATTCATAGAACTTTAGATAGGCCATGAGTCCCAATTGTACTCCGCGCTCGTCGCGCTCGCGCCAGCGGCGCTTGGGCTCACACAAGTGAACTTCTAGACTGTTTTCACGTCTGAAGGCTTTGTTACAAAATGAACACACATGTTCATCGGTCACCGTTCAACTCCATGATCTCGCTGCAATTGTTTTAGTTCTGCATCGGTCATCACAGCACACAGTACGTCAACGTCTGTGGCTTTCATTGCAGGATAGATTTCTAGTAGGAATTTTTTCTTGGCACTGTTGCCGCTTTCTTTTTTCTTTGGAGCTATCCAGTTATGCCTTTGAACACCCAGTCCAGGACTTACCGAAGTGGCCATGAGCCACTGTAGCTTTGGATGTCGATTCACTGCAAAGAAATGCTTGTTTAAACGTTCGTTGGTGGCAATCACATAAAACTTTTGCATGTCTGCACTGGCTTCAACTGCACTACCCCATCGGATCATGAGATAGTTTGAAAACTTCTTGCGTTCTTCATCTGTAAGGCTGTCATAGAAGCCACGATCCTTGAGATCAAAACAACGCATCTCGTTTTGAATAGTCAAACGATCACTTGTGGGAGTGGCAGTTTTTAAATTGGAACTTGCTGTATTTTTTCTAGCCATGTTTTATGATAGCACACTAAAAAGTCTTTGTCAAAATCGTAAAGATCAACCCACTGGTACAGATCTTTAATTGCTTGAATGTATTGATCGGTGTCTAAAAGAACTTGGGCATCAAATGCATACGTCTCTCGTGCGGCACACACCTGTTGTTCACGCTGTTCTCTTGATTCATGATATTTTGTCTGCGCTTCCGGATGTAGCACATATCTAAAAATGTCACCACGTCTTTCGAACAATAGCTCTCGTTGTATACTAGTATCTAGTGATTGAAACTGTGCCCAGGTTTCTGGTGCCTGTATTGGCCAATCCTGATCTCTTATGCTCTGCCAATACAGCTCCAGCGGCTTGCGATTGTAATTGACTCTTCTCCAGGTTAAAAATTTTTCGGTATTAACGAATCTAATTATTCTAGCCCGAGGCCAGACTGCACACATGGCTTCTAGGTGTCCTGCATCGTGTACATCTGCAAACCAGTTCATGCCCGAACGAGAAAGCACATGCATGAAGTTGGTCCAAGGCCAATACTGTGCGGTATCTACACTTTCGGTTATGTATAATTGTTCATTTACTCCGGTCAATGCATCAACACTGAAGTGTAGATCTTGCCAGTGTCCTTGTTCGGCTTCTAGTCTTCGCAGGATTTCTTGTTTTTTGTCTGCCGCAGAAAATTTTCTATCCAACTGTTGCTGTGCCAAGTCAGCATGTTGTAACACTGCTCTGGCGCTCACTGCTAGACTGTTTATAACAAATTTTCCACCCGCACCCCAGGGATATAACACAAACACTGCACTTGAGTTGTCAAAGTCAATTGACAATCGCGGCCAATGAGGATACACTACCATGCTTTTCTATAGTCAACTATTTCGCAATTACGTGAAATGTCTTTCACAAAGTACACACAAGGTGGTTCTGGATCATCGTTTAAAGGCACTGCCAACAGTTGGCCATTCTTCAGCTTTGGTGAGTACCAGTTTACATCATGATACACATCCACTATTTCAATAGACGGGAAGCTGGGACGGAAACTGGTCAGTGGATTGAATTCAAAAACATTGAACCCTCGATCGTTGATTGATGTAAGTGGTAGTACTTCAAGATCTCCAAAATCTTTTTCACCAATCAACACTTGCCAATCCACAGGCATCTTGATTTTGTTGTCGCCAATCTTTAACACTAGACTAGGTGAATTAAAACTTTCTAAAAAAATCAAAGGAATGTAATGATAATCAGGATCACTAGGGTTGCTGTTATCTAGGATTGCGAACCGTAAGTCGTCTACCTGTTCCGGTAGTGTGTTCAAATCATAAGAGTGGTTGTCAAGAGTAAGAATTTTCATAACAGAATTATAACACAACATCAGGCCATGCTGCAACCTGATCATGAATGGCCTTGCACTGCAAGATCAATTCCCTAAGTTTATCCAACGGCACCATGTTAGGACCATCGCTGGGTGCCGAGTCTGGGTCTTGATGTGTTTCTATAAACAATGCATTCACTGCTCCGGTGGCTGCGGCTGCTCGGGCGAGGTAGGGTACCATCCCACGGTCCCCGCCAGAACTCGTTCCCAGTCCTCCTGGTTGTTGAACACTATGTGTGCAGTCAAATAC